AAAAGGAATTACTAAGGGAATATTTTTGATATATAATTACAAGCAAGTTGGAGGTGGTACTACAGGCGTTGATGCTGCTTTGGCTGGTGTTGCAAGTGCTAGTGCGCAAGTTACTGTTAGATGTGATGCTCATTTAAAGATTACTTGTCCAGAAACTGCAATTGAAACGGAAAGTGTAGATAAGTGGTTTAGATCATGCACTGCTCCTGCCTTTGTTGCTCCTGCAATTAGCGTGTTTGATCGTACTGCAGTTGCACTTAATGCTAACGTTTAATAAATTTATTATAATTCCTTTTCAGTAATATTAATTATTTTAAGTCTTCGCTCAAGAGCTGCGTAGGTTTCGGAGTCAAGGTCTGGATACCATCTGTTGGGGTGGATGTTACTTGTGAAGAAGAATTTGTTTGCAAGCAAGACTTTTGTCGATCCTTTAACTTCCACTCTGACTGGATAACGATCAAGCCATCTGAGAATATGGCTGATGTCGATCGTGCCTCTAAATTCATCGAATATAACTGTCGTTTGATCAGTGTAGCCATCCCAGAATTTGGAGCGTGGATCTTTATAGTATGGGTTATCACCTCCTTGGCTCCATGCTCGATGCGACTTACCAGTTCCAGTAGGACCCCAGTAAACAATGGCATCTCTTTCCATCGCAACTGGTTGAAGATAGTCTGAACGTATTCGACACAAGGAAGGGTAACAACGAACAAAAATGTCCGCTGGGATTTCATCGAGTTGTCCTTTTTTGGCAAGATCACGGACTTCTTCCCAATCTGTTCCTGAATTTCTTTTGAAAGGTTTTTTTCCGTATTCAAAAGGTTCTCCGATTCTTGTGTCTTCTTTCCAGACGTAGTCTTCTGCTGCTTCGGATCTGGTGAGCTCGAAGTGTCCATTTTCAATTTCAAAGATTTTTTTGATTTGGTGGATGGACGCTTTCTTTTTCGTGATGAAGAAGATTTGCCAGTGTTGATAGTTTGTTGATTCTCCTTGTTCAAGCTGTCCTTTAACGTAGGAGAGTCCATCATGGAGGATTGGTTCATATCCATCTCTTGGGATTGTAGCAATCCAATAGGTTCCTTGTCTTCGTTGCATAACATATGCGATTTCTCAAATTCTCGTCTATTTATACTTAGGTCAGTGCGTCGGAGAATTAAACTGACCAATCAAATTGCAGAAGAATATTTTAGAAGAAATTTTGGCTTCGCCAGCTTGCTGGCGCCGTGGGGGGTTTGGGGGGGTACCCCCCATTGAGCGAAGCGATATACTCAGCAGTTTCGAGCGGAGGCGGCAGCCGGAGTGAGTTTTTTTTTTTAGTGTGTGTGTGTGTGTGGATGTCGTCGGCAGCTTGCTGCCGCCCGGCGGCGCTTGCGCCGCTTCGCTATGTAAGACGGGTTCGTGAGAACCCAAGTATTACTTACATAGCGGATTCTCGCTCGCTCAAGTTCTCAAACGCCACAGGCTGGAATTGAGAACAAATTGTATGTTAATTAGGATAATGGTCATGTCAATGAAACGGAAATATGCAGCGAGCACTTTTAAACCTTCGAAGAAGGCAAAGCGTTCGTATAACAAAAAATTTGTTAAGAAAGCTACTAAAACTTATCGTTCTGTTCGTCGTCAATCGAATACTGTTAATAGTTTGGTTGGAAAGAAACATGTGAAAGCTGGACGCAAATATGTTAAACCAAACCCAAAGCTAGATCGTCGAATTAGAATTGTTGCTCAGAAACAGGCTTTGAAAGATCTACCTATATACGATTGTAAAGAAACTTTTCTTGGATCTTTACCCAATCCCTCAGAGAATGCTCAACGTTCGACTGACGTATTTACTTCAGGAGTTTCTACTGTAGGTGGTGTTGATGCTGATGGATTTCATATGCTTACTAAATCTGAAATTGCATCTTTAATTCTTAAAGGATTTGGAGTAACTAATTCAATTTCGCAACCGATCAAATGTAATATTCAATATGCCAAGAAGGCTTTTACGATAACCAATAATACGTTTGCATATTATCAGTTCAGCGTTTTAGAGTACGTTTATGATGACGATGCAATACTTCTGCCTAGAGATGAATGGACAGCTGGTATTCTTAGTTTACCAACCATTACTGGTGGTCCAACTCAGAGTGCTGATCAATTAGGTCAGAAACCTTATGATGTTAAAACTTGGAAATCTCGATTTAAGTATAAGGAGGTTAAGTTTGAATTAGCTCCTGGCGCAAGTTACACTCATACTATCTATTGTTCAAATGTTGACATTGATTTAGCAGAATGGAACAATGATACTCAATACAAAAAAGGAATTACTAAGGGAATATTTTTGATAT